CGACTTCATCATCAGGTATTGGCCGATAGCGCCAACAGGTCCCGGCGTCTGCGCCACGGTCTGCGCGAACTCCGCCAGTTCCATGCGAGCCGTCTCGTAAGACTTTCCGACCGTTACCGTCACATCATACTTACCGCGTGAGAGGTCGTTTTCGACGTATTCTTTCCCGGTAACCGGGTCAGTGACCATCTTGTTGATCGTGACGTATTTTTCTGCCAGATCAGGACCGAGGATGCGGATCGAGCGTTCGGCATCGTAGTAATGCGGGATAGCGTCTACCAGAATCTCTCCCAGTCGCTTGAGCGCTTTCACCTGATTGTCCACATAGACGAAGTTGACCACCTCCGCCTGAGCGTTACGGGCCATGATGGCACGACCGCTGGTTTCATTGGACTGGTTCCCTACCGACGCGTCATACACCCCGGTCGTAGCCTTCATCTCATCGACGGTGATATTGGATAGATTGGCGAGAGCAGACGGCAATTGCGCCATCGGCTCGCGCGATGGACCACCAGGTGCATTAGGATCAGCGTTGAACAGCAATACCGGCGGATCGTCATAGCCAAGTCGTTCGTAATAGCTTTCCAGCCCCTTGATCATCGCTGGCGTGGCTTTGAGCGGACTGTTAGGAAGTTTAGCGACCACTTCCACCATCGAAGACATCTCGAAGTTGTGAATGGTCTGCGAGTCACGGGCAAAGCGCGTCATGCCTGAATAAATCTGCTTGCCGTCGATGCTGATCAAATCGCCCCATTGCGGAACAATCGGGATCATCGAACCGCCCCATTTCGTCGGCTCTTCCAGCTTGCCATTGCCTGAGACTGGGCAACTGTAGATCACGTCCACATCGACTTCGCGGGTGGATTTGATCGTAACGGCAGCAGGCGCAGCAGGCGCTTGTGGTGGTGGCGTAGCTGAAGCACCGGCAGGCGGAGGCGGAGCATTGGGATCGGGCGTTGCAGGTGGCGTAGCTTTGAGCGCATCGCTCTGCGCTTTCTGATAGCCCTCGTAATCCTCTTCATCGACAATCGAGCCATCGGACAGCAGCAGGATGGTCTTAGGCTGCTTCTCGGCATACCAGTACTCGGCAATGCGCACCATATCTTCGGTGCACCACAATAAGTCACTATCGCTGTCAGTTCGGGCTACATCAAAGTCCACCACTTCTGCGTTAGGCCAGCGTGCTGTAAACGTGGCCTTGGGGATTAGTTCCGAAATGAACCAATACCTAGCGTCAGATCGATCGAACTTCCTTGCTGATGGATCGCAAAACACGGTCATTGGGTCAAGAACCGCCTCGATCTTCAGGCATTGATCGAACGTATCGGGCGACTCATAGTCCGACTTGACGCGAAGAACTCCATAGCCGCCGCCACACGACCACTGGAAGGCCGTGTCATAGGCGTTGTCTGCCGATGAATCGACCTCGATATTCTTGATCATCCCGTTGAGTACTTCTGCCGTATCAACGTCCTCGTCATTGGAAGCTCGGCACTTGATCTCTGGTTTGTTTTTAAGCTGCTGCCCCGTCACACGACGAATCAACTGTCGAACCCGGTTGAATTCGTAATTGGGCTTATTGCGGCGTTTTGCGGTTAAGTGAGCATCCCATTGATGCCCAGCCACAAAGGCGAACTTCATGTCCTCGACGCACTGGCGACGCTGCTCGGTGTCGAATGTCATGGCATCGGAGGCGCGTTCAAGCATCTCCTTGGTCCAAGAATCTTTCTCGACAACCTTCTGTTTCGTTTCTCCACCCGTTGAACGGTAGGTTTTCGACTTGTTAGCCATTGAACAGTTCCTGGCGCTGGCCGAAGCCTTCACGGGTGAATTGGGTGGTAAAGGATATATTTGGCATAGCGCCGAGGTTTAGCGTGGCGTAATCAACGGCAATTAGACCAGCCGCATCAGCGCTATGGCTTGACCAATCATGGTTAGGACCTAAGCCGATATTGCGGTTCTCATCGCGCTTTTCGTGATACCAGCCCAGCGCGGAGCGTCCTGCTTCGGTCTTTTTGTCGTCAAACCATATGGAAGGGAACAACCTGCGCAATGCCTCGATGCGCCGGGAAGCGGCACCCGCACCCATATTAGGGATAACGCGCACATTGAACTGCGCTTCACGCAATGCGCTCTCGTAACTGACCTGATAAACCTTGTCGTGCTGTGCGCCATCGTGAGGAAGCACCATTTCCGCGTTGCTGTAACCGCTGTCCCTAAGCCACTGAACGTGAGTACTCAAAGGCTGACCAACCGCCTCATAGTGATTAAGGAGTCGAACTTCCTTGCCGATGAACTGATCAATCCAGATAGCGCATGCATCAGCCCTGGCGCCTGTTCCACCAATGTCCCAATGCGCTCTAATCATCATCAAAGGGTCAGCGGAAAGATTGCCGATGCGTCCCTGATCCTTGGCTTCCGCTAAAGCTTTGGCGTAATACGCGCCCTCAACGGATCGTTTATAGCCGCCTTCCCATATGTGATCGTACTGATCTGGCCGTTCTTCAAGGTCACGCAAGCGCTCACGTTCCAGTTTTGCGGGGAACTTGGGGTTGTCACGCCAATTAAGCTCGACCATCCGCACGAGAGAGTCAGTCGATAGCCGAAATCGCTTCTCGACGGCGTCAACTTCTCGCTCTGGGTTCCAAGTCACCCACAACTCGGCGTTCCAGTCCGTTCCCTCTTCACGCAGCGTAGGAATCAGCGTAGACCAAGCATCGTTCGTGACCGGGCTGGCCTCATCCACCCAACAGATCAGGATACGACCCTTTGACTTGATGCTGGCGATATTCCTGTCTAGACCGGAGAATGCGAACGAGATGCGCCCATCCTTGGATTTGATGTACTTATCGCCTACATCGTAATAGTCAGCTAGCCATTGTTCGTCTTGAATCGCCCGCTTCACTTCCTCAAGGCTGGAATCCTCAAGGGAGTTCATGAATAAGCGAGCGCAGACGATGATGCCGCTTACTCCGCTGGAACCGAATATCATCCCTCGAACAGCTGCCATCTTGGCGAAGCTTCGAGTTTTTCCAGAGCCGCGCCCACCAAAAGCCCCACGGACGTCTGCTGCTCCCAAAAAGATAGGCCGTAGCTTTGGAGGAAGCTGGACAGTGACTTCGGTCAAGGTTTGTCCATATCGGTAAGACGGATCGTTGTGACGTGCTGGATAGCATCGCCATCAAGACCTGAGTGCTCTGTGCGCGACAGCTTAGGCACGCTGAACTCGATCAGGTCTGTGAAACAGTTGAATGCCGCCTTTGGGCCTTCTGTCTCGGCTATCTGATCAAGCCATCCCTGAAGCCTCTCAGCGTTGCCGTCGATAAACTGGGTAATAGCCTCCCTTGCACGCTGGGTCGCCTTATTGGACGTTCCAGGTGCCCTACCGCCTGTTTTAGGTTGACCTTTACCAGCCATTTCTATAGGACTCTACAAAAGAGGTGAGATTTATCTAACTGTGAGACTAAAGTATCTGTACTTGATCGACTACTAATTAGGCAAATAAAAAGGGCTTAGCCACCCTTCGCATCTTTGCCATACACAAGCTCTGCCTTGAGCTTCCTACGTGAATCGCGTAACCGGTCAATCTGTTTCCTCAGGCCATCAATGACAATCGTTGCCTCGTCTAGCTCAGCATTCCTCGTCTCAAGCAGAACGATAAGCTCATCACAGGTCAGATCGAACAGAATCACCTTACCCCCGCATAGTACATCGCCCGACCCATAACGACAGAATGACGCTGTAGCGCCATGGTAATGCAGTAGGTGAGGTAGGTTTGGCTCATCAGTCATCGAACCCGTATGGTGTGATCCAGCATGCCAGCGAGTGACGCCAGTTGTCTATGCGTGAATTGATTCGATCCTTGGCTTTCTTCCAGGGTGAGCGCGTGTCCGGCTTAGGCTGCGCCCACAATGGCCGTGGTATTCCTTTGAGGCAATCCATTTCTACCTTCAAGTACGCGGTAGCACGTTCTGCAATCATCTGTGGCGTCAGAATTTCCATATTAGCCTCCCTTGAACCACTTCATCGGCTTATCGGCAACCTTGCTGGTCGTTTTGGGGCTATTGGACTTCGCGGCTTTCTTAGTCGCTACCGTCTTGGGCAACGTCGATTTGCTTTTCATCTTCATGCGCATTCCTCTAGGAAATTCATGGCTTGTTCGTGCTGACGGTGCTGTACATCCATTGTCATGTAGGTCGTGACCAATGCGTTGATCAATTCCCTCTTGGATAGCGAACGCAAATCACGCGATCCCCACATACCCATAAACGGCAAATCTTCTTCGTCGATCACTTGAATCCTCGTGAGCTACGGTGACTATCCAGCTTGGCGCGTGCCTTGGCCTGGATCGTATCGTCGGTCTTGGCGGATATATTACCCGCATTCTTGGCACGTGTTGCGCCTGAGATAGCGGCTCGCAGGTGATTTTTGTCATTTCCAGGGAAAGTGCGACCCGGACCAAGAAAGTCTGACTTAGGTAGAGACTTGCGGGCTTTACTCGATAGCTTAGCCATAACACATCCTCATTTTAGGCCCAATAAGGGCTGCGACGAATTGTAGTCCGGTTTGGTAGTTCAGGTAGTCAACTTTGCACTGAGAAGGTGTGCGCTTGTTGTTGCATTGCTCTTTTGAAGTCGCCCAGCGGCAATTTTCTGGAGAATATCCTTGGTCATTGTCGATCCGGTCTAGAGACATGCCCTCTGGTCGATCACCCATGTCCCGCAAGAAAACGCTGAAGTCAGACCAGGCATCGCAAACAGAAATGCCTCTACCGCGGTAGAGATTCCATACATCAGACGAAGGTTTCAGGCATCTTCGCCGCATTTGGGCCCACACGTAGTACAAGGGATGGGAGTGGGAAAGTCCATGCTTGAGAGACCTCTTGCCGTTTGATTTCCTCATTTCGGCCCCCAAGCATCCACATGACCTAGTAGGCTTTATCTTTGATCGAAGTGCGTCCTTTCTAACAACACTTTGGTTTCCACACGAGCATCCGCAAAGCCAACGATAATTTCCTTTTTTGTCTACAGAAGAAAGACTTAAAACGATCAATCTTCCGTAAGTATTTCCAGTTTCATCGCTAAAAATCGACACTTTCATGCATCAACCTGGACGGAATATGGACCGTTGGAGTTGTTGTAAAACGCATCCGGATATAAAGGTGTGTCCAAGACCTGGAAATGGAACTCGACGTTGGTGACTTCCTGATTGCTCCACGTGGCGGTCGCTTTCAGAGCTGCAAAGCCAGCGAAGTTGAATTTCACGTCCACGGCTATTCTTCGCCCCGTTGACTCGACCCTGGGGTTCGACATCAAGAGCGACCAAGGGGACGTCGTATCGAATCGAGCGTGAGTGATGGTGCAGCCTAAAGGCATAGCCCCATTGAAGTCTGCCACGCAACAGCGCTTGGAAAACCTACGGATACGCCTAGACTCATTGCGTGCAGCTGTATAGCCACTCACGAACGCCCGCGTCACTCGGCCAAGTTCACCACAATCAGGTGGTGGAGCAGGCGGAGATGGATTCGATGATGGCGTAAGAATTGCATCCTGCGAGTACAAGTAATTCCCTACACCTAGCGTTACAACGACTGCATCGCCAGCATTAAGTGCGAAAGAGAAAGGGTATGTCTGACCATTCGTCAATGATTCGGCCGCAACGGCAGTGCCATTGACTGTTATTCCGAATTCCGTCGCATCCGCACTCGTCGAAGTGATCGATCCCGCCACCACGTCGCCATCATTAACGGTGCCTTGGTATTGCATCGTAGCGCCGTAATAATACGTTGGACCGTCTCCACCACTGCCGATGTACTCATACTCGGTCCCCGTCCAGTAACTCGGTGGCATACCGTAGTTATCATCATACCAATTAGCGCCATCAAGCAAGATATTAGCCACGGGCAGACCTCAGTTCGTCATGGTGTTTGCGGCGTAGCGCTCTGCCACCACTTTGATATATCCGATGGACATAGTTTCGAGAAGATATATCAATGCAATACTTTCCGTCAACAGCATGCATCTGCGCTACGTCACCGCATACAACCCACTGTGTATGATCAATCAAATGTTCGCGCCGATAGACGCATAGATGATGGCGTTTCGGACCATCCAGAAGATTGCCATTTTGCAGCGTGGATTCAGCGCAGAAGATCGCATCAGGTAAATCCAGTAGAGCCTCATCCAGCGCATCAAACGCGCTTGGAAGAAGATAGTCGTCGTCATCGACATAGGTCACATAGGGGTATTTACCCAGCGTATAGCCTTCTGCACGGCCTTTCCCTATGTGACCGGTATGGTATGGTGCGACATGCACTTTGATGGCATATGCAGCCCTTCTGCGCGCTTCTTGGATGCTCGATAGACACTCGTCCAGCCAATCTCTACGCGTGTATGGACTAATGATTACATGCACATCAAGCATCATTCATCCCAGATAGGTAGCCAGCAAAGCTTCGCAGCTTGACTGACTCAGTGCAGGGTCATCACAGGGGAGAAATGACTTTCTGCATCGTCGTTGGTCAGGGATGTAGGATTTGAACCTACGGCTTCTTGGTTCCAGGCCAATCTCTCTGCCAGACTGAGATAATCCCTGATACTTACTCAACATAGCATCAGGCGATATGTCTGACACTGATCGAATCATTGCGCAAATGTTTGGTCTGCTCAAGAGCATCCTGTGCATTGAGGTGAATCAGATATTTCATCCGTTCTTCCATCGCAAAGCGAGCAATGGCCTTGTCTGCATCGCTCAATACGAATTCGAAGTCGGTCGATTTCTCGTTGTCGCTGATCTTGATCATGGCCTTTCCCCTAACCTGCGTTAAACGATGCAAGGATAATGCCAGATTCTCCGTCATAGGCATCCCAAAGCAGCTTAGCTCTGACATTCTCAGGTTTACTTGACCAAGAATCATAGAAATCTGGATGAAACTCTTTGGCTGATTTTTCGTCAATTGCCGCAACAACACATCCATCAAATGTGTCATAGCCTTCGTTTTCTTCTTGTGTAAGTAACCAAAGTTTCACTTTCTACCCTCCGACCTGTGCATATCTTCGCGCAAATCCTGCACCCTTAGCTCGTTGCACCGCTGGTCGCTATGCTCGATTTCTGTCCTAAGCGTATCGATTAGCGACGACTTGTCCGATTCCTGGTTATGCACGATCACAGGCCCTCCTACGCCCATCGCCGCCATCAGGGCGTATACCATCCATTGCGGGACTGGTTTCGCTTCCGGCTTGCGCAGAGGCGATGTAGGTTGTGAGTCGGTCATCGCCTGATCCTGTGAGCTTCTTAGCTTCCATTCTGCGCTTTTTTATTGCCTTGGCGTAGTAGGCAGTTTGGGCCGCGAAATTGGCCGCGTTTAGCTTTGACTTTGCATGCATCAAAATCAACTCGCCAAGAGTTATTTTAGCTGTCAGAGATTCCAGATATTCGTTGCGTATTGACTTACGATTTATCCGGTCTGAGATAGCTTTGGATTCGCGGTGAGTCATAGCATATAAATCTCGTAGCTTGGGATAACCTGGAATTTCAAGTTGTTTTCTTCATCGAACCAATACTTTAAAATTGAACCGGGATCAAGTATGTGCTGTTGCCAATATGGCTCCATCTGAACCATAACGCTTTTCATAACGCCTCGATAGACTTTCTCTACTTCGTCCATCTCAAAACGCCTCAATCGCTTTATTGACGATATCCACCAGCGTTTGGCCTTCGCGGCGGTACTTTTCTAGCTTGGCGAGGTTTGCAGCCGTTAGGCGGAATGCTCGCACCCGTGAGCCGTCCTGGTCTCGCTTCTTGCGGTTCTTTAGCTGATATTCGGTGCGTTTGTTGAGCGGCATCATGCGTGGCGTGCTCATCGGATTTCGGTTTCGTAGCATGGAATAAAGCGTGGGTGATTCCACTGAACCTTCATCGCATTACCGTTGTAAGCATCCACAGAAACCTTGCGACCAGGAAGTTTACCAGCTGCCTCCATTGATCGAGCTATGGACATGAAGCGTTTGCCGAATCCGATGCTGAAACCCTTGCGAGCCAAATCAGCGATAATCAATTGTTCGGTCTTCGTCATGTCTTTTCCCTGCGTTGAATGTAGGTTGACTTTAAACCTTGACTTGCAACCGTGTCAACACAAGAATGGAAACGACAGAGTTTAGTTATTCTGCCCCGTAACCAGTCGTATCGCCTCACCAACCGTGTAAATCACATGCACCTCGCAACCCACACGGGATATCTCAGCATGCATCTTGACCTGCGCGGGCGTTAGCTGACGATCTAAGCGTGGTTTAAGCGGGTTCTTGACCTCGATCATCCACATAGAATGGCGGTAGCAGGCGATAAGATCACAAATTCCGCCACCAGCACCAGATAGGTCCATCACGAATACGCCGATTTGACGCAATGCAGCGACAATTTCCCTTTGATTTTCGTCGGTTCGACGCTTGTGGTGAATCATCGCGGTGGAAACCATGAAAACGGGTTTATTGTTCTCGCCCAATTAAATCTATTCATCTGTTGGGATGCTATTGAAGGATTATTATGCGTGCTATGCCAAATGTTTTGCGTTGAATAAGCGAAACGATTAAGGCTTTTTTGGCATTCTTCGTAAGCTTCCTTAGGAGTGCTACCAGTTCCTGAGCATGGGCTATTTGGCAGGAAACACCACCAACCACCGTGAGTTCTTGGCTTGATGTGATACTTGTTCGGTTTCATTTCCTATCTTCCATAGCCTGCCACGTACGAAAAACGCCTTCAGCCAGTGCAAGGCGAAGCTGATCCCTACTGTAGACCGATTTAACCGCTCCATCACATTTTTGATGGCATGGGTAGCAGCACCATGCTCCGAGAACGTCGGGCGACTTGTAACCGCGTCCTGAGATGCCAGAAAGAGAGTAATGAGCAAGAATTGTCGTCTCGCCTCCACCGTCGCAGCCCTCTAATCTAACCATACAAGGCTGCCCCCTTGCTTCTTTACGTGCTGGCGTGGTTTTCACGACTCAAAACCCTCAAGAACTTCATCAATCGTTTCGCGCATCAAAGCCATCTGACCTTCGTCATACACAGGCAATCCGTTTTCGTATCCAGTCACAAGATCATCTAGCGCCTTGATGATGGCGTTCTTAGCTTCCTTTGATAGTTTCATTCTTAGCCTCCCTTTCCGCGTCCATCCAGCCCTTTTGCCAAAACCTCGCCAACGTTTCGCTTGACTTCCATAACGGGCATGCTTCCCAAACAACCCCAGCCTTATAGTCAGCATAGCCACGATTGATGCAGGTGATGCGGTCGTATAGGTCGGTCATACGCTGACTTCCTCGGATCGCGTTAGGCTAATAGGCTCGACACTTCGCTGGATCGGTTCTAGTTGCCAATCTTTAAATGCACAACCTCTCGGACCGTGACCAGTATCGCACCTACAATCTGATGCGTAATCATATGGATTATTCCATAAGTCTGTTCCCGAAACTTGTTCAATGCAGATGATTTCACCGAGATGCAGCAAAGCATGCTTTGAATAAGCAACTTTCACTCTTGCCAAGTCACCAATCTTAAAACGCATGACGATTCTCCCGTAATTTGAATTGATCCGGCCTATCCAGCTTTCTCACCCTAGCAATCGTACCGTCAGCGTGAAGCGCTCTCGTTGCGCTACTCACACCCATCCAGGAACAGTCCGTAAGCTGGCACAACTCCCCGATATTCCTAGGACCATCGGCTAGCACGGTGATGATTTTTAGGGACGTGGCTGAGCGGCGGGATTTGGCGTTCATGCGGCAACACTTTGATGTTTGTACATTTGAGGCTTTCCCGACTCATACCAAAACATGACGCGCGGTGGCTCTTTGTAACAAGTAACCATTTTTGGATCAGCGAAAGAATACCTTCGTCCAGCTTTTCGCATCGTTGATCCGCTTTCCTCAGCGGTGTCAATGATTAACAAGCGGCCTAAATGAATTGGAGGTTTTGAGCCATAGGGAATAAAAGGTATATGCAGAATATGAGATGCATAAACAGAAGCGACAGCGCCAGACCTCCCCGGGCCGGTCACACACCCACATTCATTACAATCCTCAAGAACTAAACGCACTCGCTCCGAAAACTCTTTTTCAGATATAACTTTCACACCCATTCCCTCGCCATAGCCTCGCCGATGATGTAATTCATAGCCTGCATCTACCATCTAACTTAGCTTTATCGTGATAGTTACGCTTCAAAGCCTCTTGCCGCAACCATAGGCGACATTCGGTTTGTGCGGGTTCTTTGAGTTTGTCTATCAATGGTCCCCATCGTCGAAAGTTAGGCTCTATCTGCATGATATTCAGGGCTTCGGTTAGGTGATGGTAGATCACGCCAATCCCCAAATAATCGACCTCTTGCGCGATCTCGGTCCCCAGCCCATCGGGACTACCAGTAGATGACGCATGAGCCTTAAAAGTGACTTTCTGGCCGTCTCAAAGGCTATCGATAGGCAGCGCGACAGTTCATTGATCGACATGGGTTGGAGTTTTAAGGCTTTCAGAATGCGGATGCGCAGGCGTTCTGGTTTGAGTATAAGCTTAATGATCATATGGATTAACTTTCACAAAGTCCCATATCAGAAGAACATCCACCGCCGCGCTGGGAGTCGAAGAACATTCCGTACTGTCTTCCACCTCGCGTCGTCTTAGACCATTCGACGGCATCCACGATGCTGATCGGTATCCCTTTCAATTTTGGTGCGAAGAATGTTGCGCGGCCGCGTTTGCTGCACTGGCCGACTGCGTGTTCCCACTCGGCTATGCGGTCTACATCCGATGGAGTCATATCTCCGATAAGGCGCAGTTCCTCTTTGCCGCAGTTCACGCAAGGCCAGCATCCAACACGGCGAGCCCCGCGCGCATAGAGCGGATTAGGTAAAAGACCATGGCGACGATGCATCGCCCACACATCAGCTTCAGTCCATGCCTGAATAGGACGCCAGAGCATAGAGCCATTCTCATGATGGTTGAACTTGGGCTGCAAACTTCGGCGAACACTTTCCTCAGCGCGCATGCCGAGCCACTGAAGCACTGGCCCGCTTTTCAGCATCGGACCGACGATGTGTTCACTTATCGGCATGTCTTTCAGCTGCTCAGTACAAAATTGAGCTTGGCTAGATGGGAAACGTCCTTTCCACATGCATAAATCTAGATATGGGATGCCTGTAGGGTGAAGCGCCGAAAGGGCGCGACGTTTGCCCTTATTCGTCCAGCGCTTTTTCCGTCCATAGTTCGCAGAACCTGGTTTGCCGTAGTTTCTACCAGTCCTCTGATCGTTGGCGATGAACAGCCGCTTCCTGGCGATATCAACATCAAAGGAAGCACTCACAATCTCTACCTTTGGACCGCCAGTTCGTTCATGCAAGCGTGCGACGAACTCATAGGTATCTGGGTGCTCATTTCCAACATCAGCCATAACAGCCCTAAATGGCCTCCCTGATTCAATGGCAAGCAAATATACCGAAGTAGAGTCCTTTCCACCGCTTACACTGATCAGATGTTGTATAGACATATTAATAATCCAATAGATTAGTCATAGATGCCTTTGGGGCACCTAGCCGGAAACAACCACCTCTGGTACTCCTACCACCTTTGTCCACATCGGTTCGTCATCCTGACCTTTCCGACAAGCCCTTCGGTGCCCACTTGAATGGTTT